AATGGCGACTCTGGGTATTAGCACCCTGAGCCAGCAGAAATTTGTTGCCGAATCTGCGGATGCCCGCCGCCTCGACCGCGTGGACACCAACTCCATGATGTCGATGGTCTCAATGGACCTCGAACAGAGCCTGCAAAAGAGCTTCAATTTGGCCGCCGACTACCTGCAGCTGGAGCCGCCCGAAGTCAAGATCAGCCGCGACTTCGACATGGACCGCCTAATCGGCCAAGACATCACTGCCTTGAACGCATTGTTCGGCCAAGGTGTGCTGGATCGCGACGAATTCCGCCAAATTCTGGTGCAAGGCGAAGTTCTACCTAACGCAACCGAAGCTGAATCTATTTAGTCCAGTAAAGTAGGAGAGTAGCTACATCTCTTGTCATGAGTGCATCACTCGACAGGGTTTTGCAGCCCGACGGTTCTTACAAGTGGCAACTTGTAGAACTGCGGGAGGCACAACCCGAACCGGCTAAACCTGTCCGTAAAACACGCAAAGCCAAGGCTGAAGAACCAGCCGAGGCCCCCGAGACCACCGAAACCCCTGAAGTCGAATCTTGATTATGGAAGAGCAAGTCATCCAGGAGACACCAGTGGTGACTCCTGACCAGCCCGTGGCTGGGGCCGACACCGCTCCCCAACCTGACCAATCAGCTCAGCTTCGCGCTGAGTATGAGGGTCAGATTGCTGCGTTAAAGAGCCAAGCCAGCGAAGCCGAGGAAAAATTCCAAGGCATCAAAACCAAGCTGGACGAGGTCTACAAAAAACAGGACGACCAGCGCAAGAAAACGCTGGAAGACCAAGGCCAATGGAAAGACCTCTGGGAAGAGGCCAACAAAACCGCCCAAGAGCGGGAGCTGCAAATTGCCGACCTCCAGCGACAGCTAGAGGAGCTACGCAGCTCCAACGAAACAGCGGCAATGAAAACCAGCGCCCTGTCTGCCATCAGCCAGGCTGGCGCTATCAACGCCGACCAAATGTTGCAACTCTTGCAAAACAACCTCCGCAAAAATGACAGCGGCAACGTTGTTGTTTTAAACGGTGGTGTTGAGCAAGACATCAACACCTACCTTTCTAACTTGAAAAATCCGGGCTCAGGTTATGAGCACCACTTCAAGCCAAGCAGTGCGGCTGGAATGGGCGCCAAACCCACTCCCAACAGTGCGATTGCACCTGGAATGGCTAACCCTTGGAAGGAAGGTAGTATTAACCTAACGAGGCAAATGGCCTTGGAAGCCAGCGACCCCGATCTCGCAGCCGTGCTGAAGAGAGAAGCGGGTCGCTAAGTCCCCGTGGGACACCACTCAAGTCTGTGACTTGAATCCCCGCACACCTACCCCTGGAGTTCGAAATGGCAGCCCCATTTCAGAATTATTCCGGCGGTGTCCTTCTGGCGGACATCGTCAAACGCAATAATCTCAGCACTTACGTGTCTGAGGCGATCAAGGAGCGCAGCCTCTTCCTGAAGAGCGGCGCCGTTGTTCGCAACTCTTTGCTGGATGCCCGCGAAGGCGGTACTCGCATCCAAGTGCCCGAGTTCAACCCTGTGTCACCCACCGAGGAAATCCTCGACGGCACCGCCACCTGGGGCACCAGCACTTCCGGCTACCTGACCCCTCAAAAGATCGGGACCGGAACCCAGATCGCTTCCATCGTCCACCGTGGCTTCGCCTACGCCGTGGATGACGTTGCGATGCTCGCGGCTGGTGAAGACCCCATGCTTCACATCCGCAATCAGCTGGCTGATGCGATCAACAAGCTGAACAGCGCCCGCCTGTTCTCCCAACTTGCTGGTCTGTTCGGCACCGCTCTGTCCGGTCACTCTCTGGACAAAGCTGTTGCTGCTACCAGCGGCCAAGCCGAAGCCAACTACCTGACCGCCGCCACCGTTGCCGAAGCTCGTTCGGTCTTGGGTGAGCGCGGCGACGAGCTGGACACCCTGGTCGTCCACCCCTCTGTCGGCTTCTACCTGTATCAGGTCGGCCTGCTGACCTTCTCCACCTCTGCACTCGCCGCTTCTGGCGCTGTGACCTGGGGTGGTGGCGGCGTCGGCGTAGGCGCTCGCAGCATCGGCGAATTCGCCGGTATGCGCGTGATCATGGACCCCGCAGTCAACACTGTCCGTCCTGGCACCAGCACCCACGTCAGCGAGTTCCGCTGCTATCTGATCAAGTCCGGCACCATCCTTGAGGGTGTGCAGCAGGACCTGCGGATTGAGGCAGACCGCAACATCCTGTCCAAGCAGGACGTGCTCTCGGTCGATTACCACGGCGCCTACCACGTGATGGGCACCAAGTGGACTGACTCTGGCGACAACCCCACCAACGCCAACCTTGCTACTTCTAGCAAGTGGTCTGCCACTTACGACATCGACCTGATCCCGATGGTCGAAGTGATCGTGAACACCCCTCTGGATACCACCGCTATTCCCTGACCTACGGTTGGAGAGAGCGAGGAGAAACGACCCCACCTTCGGGTGGGGTTTTTTATTGCCGCTAGACTGACAAAAAGTATGTGGTAATGCTGTGGCCGCAACTATCAACGCCACGCTGAAGAGTTCAACGGCCAACAGCTACGTAACGCTGGCCGACGCAAACTCATATTTCGAGACCGTCCCCGACTCTGCCACTTGGGACGACAAGACCGACGACGCCAAAAACCGCGCCCTGATCTCCGCTACCCGCTGGATCGACAGCCTGAATTTTTACGGTGACCGCTGCGACAACGACCAAGCGCTGAAGTGGCCCCGCAACAATTACCACGTCGATCAAGTCGAGCTGGTCTGCAGCCTGATTCCAGCGGAGATCAAATACGCCACCTACGAACTGGCGCGTGCATTAGCTAACGACACTGGTGCTATCACTGACTCCACCGGCGATACTGGCTTGTACGAAGCGGTTGAACTCGGTGACATCAAAGTCAAGTACAACAAGTCAAGCCAAGCCACTGGAACGGTCAACAACGTTTTCGACGTTTATCCTTGGCTGCAGTCTTATCTTGGCGCTTATTGCCTTGGAGGTAGCGGCAGCTATCAAGTACGTGTTGTGAGGGGTTAATTATGGCCGGCGCACTCGACACAGCCTTCCGGCAAATCGCCAAATCAGTGGTATCAGACCTTGGTACTGCTCTTGATACGAGCATCACCTACGTCCGCAAGACTGCCCCGACTTACGACGTAGACACTGGCGCCGTAACCACAACCGACACCAGCTATTCCGACATCAAAGTTCCGATCGAATTTATCCGCTCGGACGAGGAAACCGGCTACCAAGAAAACACCGCCCGGGTGTATGTAACCCCAAGCCTTATCGGCAACAACCAACCCAGTTTGCAAGACGAAGTAACGCTTACGTTCGCTGGATCGTCCCGTGTTGCAAAGCTCCAAGACATCAGAACGTACCGTGGCGGCCAAGAGTATTTGTACGTTCTTACGGTGATCTTCTGATGACACTTGTCAACGCCCGCGCCGCTTTTGAAGCAGCACTAAATACCGCAATCACCGACGCTGACGAGGACGTTGTCGTGGTGTTCGACAACATGCCGTACACCACACCCGGCAAAAACACCACGTACGTAATGATCAATATCAACTTCACACAATCGACGTACCAACCGCATGGAGCAGCACTGGATTTTTATAGCGGCACAATCCGCTGCGCAATTTTCACACCCATGAATCGAGGCAGTGCTGCTGCAGCCGCCGTAGCTGAATCTGTGATTGATGGTCTGACCTCAGTAAACGCTTCTGGTTACACCGACAGCTATTCCACCCGCCCGCACGTGGGTGAAATTTCAGGTCCTACAGCTGTCACAAGCGAAAATAACAGCCATTTTTTGAGTGTTGTTAATTGCCGTTTCTCGGCTACGGCGTAATGGCTAGAGGTATTGGCTGGCTCGCAAAAGATCTCAAGCGCGAGATCGAAAACGCACGCGCCGAAGCCGGCCCCAAGATCATCGTATCCCTCAAAAAACAAGGGCCTTGGTGGACTGGAACATTTGGCCGCAACTGGGAACTAAGCAGCCAGCCGCTTAAACCCACCAAAGAACGCGAAGGCGGCATCAACGACAGAACACGGCGAGACACCAGCCCCCCTGCAGCACTGAAGCTTCCACTGGACAGCCCGCTGTATATCGGTAACACGGTGGAGTATGCCGGTTTTGCTGTGAACAACCCACTGGCAATCCGCGATGGCGTCACATACGAGGAACACGGCCAGCGCTTCCAACTAACTGCTAAGTACCAAAATCCTGACTGGTTCAAGGTTTACACCGAGACCGAAGAGATCTTGGGCGACATCAGCGACGTATTTGTAGCCAGAGGATTTAAGCGAGCTGTATAGTGTAATAGTCAAGTCCAATTTTTATGGCTGGTTCAAGAGCAATCGACAAGCTGCGTAAGGCTTTCAGCGTTGAAGCCCGCAGCAGCTACACGATCAAGAATGGCGACTAAGTTGTCCTGAAGGTGTTTTGGCGCCCTCTGACAATCGCCGATCGTGACCGCATCAACGATGTGATCAAAACCCTTAACAAGGGCGACGACGAGAACAGCCTGGAGTTTGCGCTCCAGACCATCATCCAGAAGGCTGAGGACGAGGGTGGCGCCAAGCTGTTCAGCCAAGGCGACCGCGCTGCACTGCGCAACGAGCTGCCGATGTCAATTTTGATCGACATCATGACCAAGATGCAGGGCATGGCAGAGGGGGTCGAGCCGGAGGCCGTCAAAAGCGCAGATTGATAAGGATCCGCAGCTTTACCTGCAGTTCTTTATCGCGGAAACCTTGGGCATGACGCTGGCCGAATTACGCCAGCGCATGTCCACGGAAGAGCTGTACGCCTGGAGCGCTTACTTGAACCTCAAGTCTGAGCGTGAGGAGAAGGCGTACGAACGCGCCCGTCAGGAGGCCCAGTACCGCAGAGTTCGCTAATCTGGATCTACTAGGCGGGCGTTTTCTGTGGCTGGCGTCAACTACGAAGTTAATATCCAGCTGAACGCCAAGACGCTCGACAAGCAACTCGGCGACCTCGAAAAAAGGGTAAACAACCTCAAGAAAAACCTTGCTGCGCCATTACGAACAGAAGAGCGTGCCGCTAAACAAGCCGCTGCCAGCGCAAAGGAGCGAGCCCGACTTGAGGATCGAGCCGCAGCCGCCCAAGTAACTCGTGTCAACTTGGGTCAGCGACTAAATCGCCTTGAGGAGAAAGGTCTTGATGTAACTAAAGGCCGCACAATTATCAACCGCTCTTTGAAAGCTTATGAAGAAGGGCGTATCCAAACAGCCAGAGCACAGAACAGCCTGGCACGTACATATATCACGCAGCTCGAAAGGCAATTAAAAGTCGGCGTAAAAACAGGCCGTATGCAGGCCGAAAACATTGATGCATTATCTAAGGCGCAGGTAAAACGCTATACCCTAGATCAGCAAATACGTCGTTTAGAAGAAGCTGGATTAAATACAGATAAGTTACGCGCAAAACTGGGCGAAGTCACTACCGCCCAAGCACGTCGTCAATTTGGAAGCTTTAAGCAGCTAACAAATGAACTGTCTTTAGCTATCCGCAAAGAGCGCGACAGGTTAGAGCTGCAAAAGCGCCAGACCCGCGAAATTGAACGTCAAGCCAGGATTGGCGGACCCCGTAGTCCGATTGGCGGAAGAGCGAACATTCCGGGATC